ACCACTGGCAAAAGAAGGAACATTACCGCTTGATATACCAAGTGTTATACCTATGTCAGATAGAACCTCTGAAGCACTTCTACCTTCTATCGCTGTTCCATCTACACGTAAAAAGTCATTATCTGCAACACCACTAGTAAATGTAGCCACGTTACCGCTAGATATACCACTAGACGGCACGTCTGATGTAAGTGCTACTGTACCTGCTGAATTAGGAAGTGTTATAGTAACGTCTGCTGTAGATGCGGGACCAATCAGTGTAACAGCGTTAGTACCGTTGTCTGTATCTTCTTTAAATAGTATAGAACCTGCTGCAGAAGATGAACCTGTAAGAATAGGGGCTGTTAAACTTTTGTTCGTAAGTGTTGCCGTTGAGGATGCTGATACTAATCTAGCATCACCACCAGTGCTAGGAAGAGTTAAAACATTATTAGCACTCTCTGAATGTGGTGCCGCTACAATTTGCTGACCGTGAGAATTGTTTTCGCAGTTAAGCTGGAGAGTGCCTTGATTAGTGTTACCTTTAATAGTAACGTGGCCTGTTCCGTTTGGTGCAAGTTCAATGTCAGCATTAGAAGTGGTGACAATATCTTGACCATTCATATCCAAGTCACCACCCAGTTGTGGAGTGGTATCTTCAACTACGTTTGATATTGCACCTGATGTTGCAAGACCTGAAACTATTGTGCTACGAGTTATCTTTTTTAGTCCACCACCGGAAGTATCTACAGCAAGAAATACATCATCACCTGCAACCGTAGATATTTCAGAAAGGTCACCAACTGCCTTTTCTTCAAAGCTAGTTCCGTCTGCAACAAGAATCTTACTAGCCGTATTATCTGGCATACGGAGTTGTGCGCCAAGAGTAAGGTTACCTGACAGTTCTGCCGCACCGTTTATGTCGATTGTGGTAGCGTTAATTTCTATTTCAGTGTCAGACACAAGGTCAAGAACACCATCTGCTGACTGATGTATATAAGTTCCACTATCACCAAATTGTAATTGACGAGAACTATTAAGTAGTAACGCAGTGTCAGCCACATGTGTTAATGTTACATCTGTATCTGCGCCAAAACCTAAAACCGCTGCATCTGATTTTAATGTTAGATCATCTCCTACTGTAGCATCTGCAGATATTTCTACAAGAGGGGTAGTTATTTCTACTTCAGTATCTGCTGCAATATCTAGTTGACCATCTGTGCTTGAGTTAATAGCTAATGCACTATCTCTAAATGTTAATTTAATCGCATCATTTAATAATAAAGCAGTGTCTGCTACATGAGTTAGTGTTACATCATTATCAGCACCAAAACCTAGCACAGCAGAATCACTGTCTAGTTTTAAATCATTACTAACTGTCACGGCTGTAGAAGCATTTAAATCAATAGTTGCTTCGCCATCTATCCTTAGAACACCGTCAGATGATTGTTGTATGAAAGATGCAGTATCACCAAACTGTATTTTTTCTGTGCTACTCATTAAGATGTCATCAGAAAACTGAAAGTAATCTTCGTCTTCCATCCAAGTAAGCACACCATCTGATGTATTAGCATCAAATGTTACACTAATATCAGTATCGGCTCCTGTTCCAAATGTAATTGCGTTAGTAGCAAGTAAGGTAATAGGTCCACCTTCTCCTGCCGTACCGTCATGTGTATGACCTGTGCTTGCTGCAAATGCTGCAACTAGTTGGTCAAATTCATCATTGGTATCTGATGCGGTGATTGTATCACCATCAGAATATGTTGATTGTCTTGTATATGTTGCACCCATTAACGTCTAGCCCCTAGTTGATATTCCATTTGAAATCCTTTTAACGAATATGGCCCTGTGCTGGTGGCCCCATCTTCTACTCTTAATGCTACAGCAAATCCAGAACCCTCTACAGATTTACGTACAATTGGTTGAGATGGTCCACCATATGCTGCTGTTCCGTAAGTAGATGTTCCGTATACACCTGCTACATTTAAGCTGTCTAGCGGATAAGCTGCTGGTCTACTTGAACCTGCCGCTTCGTAATCGTATCGTACAAACATATCCGCATCAATAGTTGATTCAGGTGCGTAGTTGATATTAACCCTCTGCATGTACTTGCGCACACCGGGGTCTCCAAAAGTTAAATCAGGACTTCTATATTTTGCAAGGATCAATGCTCCATTAAATGTATCACCAATATCTTGCCTATATATGTAACCATCAAAACCGCCATGAACAGGAACTACATCACCGTTTTGTACCACTGAATCTGTGCAAGCAGGTTTAATACCCTTGGTTTGAGCAAACTCAAAACCTGTACCTTTCATTACACAAATAACACCAAACGTAGTTGGTTCCGTTCCATCCTTACTAAAAAATATTCTATACTGCGTTTTATCTGGTATGACTAAAGAATCAAAATTACTTGAGTCTTCTAAGTTTTCCCTAAATATAGACTGTATGTTAGAACTAATTGTACCAAGTTCCACGTCACCAATTCTAGCTGTACCAGCAATAGTACGAAGACCATCAGGACCAAGAAAGATTAAGTCACCTGCAAATTCTTGTACGGTAAATCCATTAATACAGCCAATGTCACGAGTAACTGATGTAACTGCAAAGTTTGAACTAGATGTACCAGACAATTTAAATATTCTATTTTCACAAAAAATAAATAAGTCATCACGGAAAACTTTTAGTTGCGTGATAGTATCGTCAACCTTAATACTTCCAGCACCACTACCACTATTAAAGCCATCTTCATTGAACGGTTCACTAAATACTACCTCTTGAGGAGTAGTAGATTTACCTGCATAGAACATGTGGTTCTTAAATGATACTACAAATTTAGAACCTTCTACGCTACTTGTGCTAACATCTGTAGCACTTAATGAAGAGTTAAATACAGTTGGAGCATTGGCTCCATCTACAATTACTAGTTTATCTGTACCATCAAAATTAAATCTTTCAAAATTATATTTTGTTGCACCTGTTCTTCCGCTATCTATAGAAGTCCATGATTCCGATACTACATCTGTGGCACTATGGGCGGCGGCAGTAGTGCTACTAGCTGCTCTAGTTACACCAGTAAAAGCAGTAGCAGATTTACCCGTGTACGTAAATATTTCTGAATTAATTTGTAACGTGCCACTTGAACTAAACGAGGTAGTGCTAGATACGTTTATTGTGCCAGAACCCGTCATTGCTGTTGAAGCATCTATTTTAGCAGTTAATTCTGTTGAAGCAGAACTAAATATGTTTCTGCCTCGCGCTGCTAATACAAAGTTATTAAACAAAGCAACCATTAAAACAGGTTCAGCAGACGAAGTATCTTCAGGCACAATATGATTTATGTGCGGTCTAAACCCATTTATTCGCCTATAACCACCTTCAATGTCTGGTTCAAAGTTTGTTAACTCTAGCGCAAATCCCGGTTCCATAATAAATGTGGAACGGTTCAGTACAAGACCACCTTCACAAGTAAAGGCAAAAGGTACAGTGTTAGCCATTTAGCTTGCCCTTACGTTACTAGAACCCCTAGAGTTACCAGTGTATGGTATATATGTAGAGCGTACATATTCGTATTTATTTACTAATAGGGTTTGCATATTTTTTATACCTTGCTCAAATCTAGCAAAGTTAATTCCATATTGTTGCGCTTCACCTCTGTATTGATAAACAAACGCTGTAGCCCCGTCTACAATAACTGGGGCAAATCTATCAGGAATAGTTGTTGTATCTCCATGAGCAGACATATCAGTAGGGAAAGTAAAAAAGTCATACTTAATTGTATACTGTTTATCTGGATACGGATAAAGTAAATAGTTATTGTCTAGTGTTCTAACTACATGAGTAGGAACACCACCCTGTTCAAACTGTGCTACCTGAACACCACTTGCATGTGCAGATGCAGTTGTACTTTCTGCACCACGTGTACAACCAGTTAAGTCATTACCTAATATACCTGTGTAGGTAACTATTTCATTTCCTATGTGTACTTTACCTGTAGTAGAAAAACCTGTTGTCGAGGTTAGAGTAAGAGTAGTCACACTACTAGAGTGCGAACCGTTTAGCGTTGTTGTAACTATTTCATCTTCTTGTGTAATGTATAAATTTACATATTCGTTATAGTCTAGTTTTAATAATCTACCACCAGCCGTAGCTAAATCTTCATCCTTAACTAATCTAAAGGTGCTATAGTCTACTGTTTTGGCAGTAGCTGGTATGCTATATCTAACAGTACCTGCCACTAGTGTTTCAGTATCGGTAGAATGATTAAATGGATAATTAAATTCTCTTTGATTAATATACCTAATTGCTTCATTAACAGCATTTTTAGTTTGGGTTTGAATACCTCGTGCAGAAGAAAACGTAGCAGAAGTTAACTCTACTTCATTTAATCTAGCCAACACTTTATTCGTGATAGTAAGAAAACTCTCAGCCATTAGATACTATATTCTCCATGTGAAGAAGAAGAGGCAAGTCACCCTGCCCCTTCTCTTTATTTATGCGAGTGTATCGCGGGTTACTTCTTGAGCAGTCAAGTCACCGGGGTCATCTACATCCATGCAGACAGCAAACATACGGACTTTACCACCCGTTGTTGTACCTGTCATTGCTTGGATTTCAATGTCGATGGTGTCAGAAGTGCCACCGATAAGAACAGGAGTTTGTCCTGCCTTAAAAGCATAGTCACCTACTGATGCGCCATCGAAGTCAAAACCGTCAACGAAGTTGTCCAAGTCACCACCTGTAACACCAAAATCAAAGTCTGTATCAGTTGAAGTACCAGCGTGAGCTTCAGTAACTTCAAGACCAGCACACATGATGAGGGTATTCGCAGGAATAGTCAAACCCGGAATAACATCGTTAGCAGCTAGGGCTGTACCTTTATCACTTAAAGCAGTAGCAAAGTTTAACTCTGCTGAAAGCAAGTAAGGCTTGCGTCCCCGTGCGTCATTGCCACGTGCTACGGAAGTAGTATTATCACCTAAAGCCATAATTCAATCTCCCTTACACTAGACAGAACCGGGCATTAACAAGAGCCTCTGGTCGGAGAATCTTGCGCCCATACAAATGCATACCACGAACAATATCAGCAAAGCTGTCAGGGTCACGATATGTCTCAGTCTTGTTGATTTGCTCTGCAGTAGCAACGGCAGATGAATGTCCACCAACAATCACACCAAAGTTGGAACTGTTTGTGCCACCTGTGGTAGCAGAACCTGTTCCTATTTCTGGTAGGTTATTAGAAACATACACTTGGAAGCCATGCAGATTATTAACAACAAGTCCGTTACGGAGTCCACCAGTTTCACCGTAGTCTTGGTTGAGAAGTTTTGAATCTTCATCTTTCAAGATTTCCAAGAAGACTGGGTTTACAACAAGCCAACGGCCTTGTGTATCAACATTTTGCTGGTCTAGCTTGCGAGCCATACGAGCAATAATCATGGTTGGGTTAGCGTTGCCTGAACCCGGTACTGCAGAAGCACCCGGCAAGCGTGGCTGAATACCAATACCATTGTTAGCTGAACCACCAAAGTCATTAGCGTCAACCTGCATTTCAGTCAGAAGTTCGTTAGAACCTGCTGTTGAAATAGCCTTTGAGCCGTTGACAGTTGTGTTAGCTGTATCAGCAACGCCGTGAAGCGCAGACTGCTTAAAGCCACACATGTAACCAAGAACGTCTTGGTCAAACTGGTCAGCCAAACGATACGCAGCACGATCACTTGCCAGTTGCTGGAAGTTCACGTGGCTATGCGCCTCTTCAATGTCATCAACCTTGAAAGCAAAGTAGTTAGCTTTGTCAATCGTGAGGTTGAAGTCCTCGTCATCAAGGTCTTGCGGCGTGATAGTAGTACCACGTGCATATGCCTTGACTGTAATTTCGGGTTCCTTGATAATCTTAACGGAATCCCCCATTTGCGCGATCTCACCAAAGTAGTCATTGTTTGAGATAGCTTCAGCAACAGCACTCTTGCGGAAAGCAAGCTGCACCTGTTTGCTGTAAATTATCGGGGAGAAATTACCGTTGGGAAGATTACCGTATCCCGATGCGGTCGAAAATGCCATTTTAAATTCTCCTAGTTAGCATTTTTACAGATGCAAACTAAACAAACTAATCAGAGGCTGATTTACTTGGGTGTGACTGTACGGGTCAGGCCAAATTCTTCAGGTAATCCGTAAGACTTGCATTGTTTGCTGATAGTGTGTAACTATGGTGCGCAATATAGTTACACTATTCTGACTATAGTTATACTTATATATATCTATTTGTCAACACTTTTTTCCTTCGGCACTTCAATAAAATTCATATTCATGCTGAAAGACCTACGCTCACCTTTTGTTTTAAAAGGATATACGCAGTGAAACAATTGAGATGGAAAGACATAAAAGTCCCCAACTTGTGGTTTAATTATAAAGTTAGTGCATGTGTAACCAGAAGGTGTACCACTTGCAAACTGTATATGACCATTAGCTGGGTGATGATCTTTGTAATCTTCTTCCCACTCTTCTTCTATTCCTTCAGGTAGTTTTAAATATCCTACACAAGATAGTCTAGCACCTGTGTGAATATGTAATGGATTGTACTCATTTTCAAACTGACGC